CGGATTCGGTATCTTTTCCCGTCATCACCCGTCTCTTCATCTTTCACCTCCTTTCATTATACTCTCACGACAATTATCCCATGTTCTTTTTTCAGCGATACCCCTGTGGCTTTACCAGCTGGCAGTTCAACGCTTGTTTCCTCCGATTGCCAGCCCGAACCGTTTGGGATCGGTTGGTTAATCGTTGATCCGGTGTTGTTCTTAATGGACAGATAAAACTCCTGCATCTCCGGTACGCTTCCTATATTCGCAAAGTTGATCGCCTGCACAGATGTACTCGAATAGGCAAAACGCAGGTTGTAGGGCGAAGAGGGAAGCGATGACAAAGAACTAACATCGACATACTCTTTGAGCCGCAAGGAATCGGATACCTTTGTTTTCTCTTCGTTGCTGTAGTCATTGGTTGACAGACCTTTTCCCGTTACAGCTTCAACGACTTTCACCCATCCACCGGCTTTCCTGCCATACGCAGATGTGTCGGACGGAGCATCTACAGTGATTGCCCCATCCTTGCCGGGAACGCCCTGTATGCCCTGCAGACCCTGTTCGCCCTGTGGACCCGTTTCGCCTTTCTCGCCCTGCAAGCCCTGCGGACCTTGTTCGCCTCGTTCGCCCTTCGGACCCTGTGCGCCTGTTTCTCCTTGGGGACCTTGTTCGCCCCGTTCGCCTTGAGGACCGGGGACACCCTGCAAACCCTGTTCTCCTTTGGCTCCGGTTTCACCCTTTGCGCCTGTTTCGCCCTTGTCTCCCTTATCACCTTTTGCACCTTTAAGGTTCGGTGTGTCGAATGTTCCGGCTGCGGTCGTTATCTGGAGGATATATGTCGTTTCGTTATTGGTTTTGACACTGACCTGCATGTCCTGCAAAACAGCTGGAAGATCTGCAAACGTATGCGCTCCATCAGCCAGCTTCATGTTGAACTTGCCATTATCCAACCGTTCGAACAGCCACACCGATGCCGGATAGACCGTCGTATTGATTGCCCATTCAGCCGTCGTCAGTTCGATCTGTTGATAAATAAATGCTCCTTTCTTACTCATTGCTTAAATATCCTTGTTTGATGGTTCGTACTGATTCATTGTAATAATTGGCTCCTGTCAGATAAACATTACCAGGCAAGGCTGTACCGCTGCCGGATTCCTGCCACGAGGCTTTTCCCCCGGCAAGATCATAAAGCCGGTAGAATACATATTCGCCATCTTCCGCTACACGCACATCATCACCGATACGAAAATTGATGGTTGTACCGTCGGTATTGACATAGCTCAATGTATTTTCGTCCGGGATAGCCTCTAACGTCGGGATCTCCGGTTTGTTCTTGATGTAGTTCTTATTGACAGGATCGATAACGTTCCAGTCGGGTTGCAGTCCACTGATGACTCCTTCGGCGGCTTCGGCTGCACGATTGGCGCGGTCGGCGGCTGTGTTGGCCTCGCCGGTTGCCTGTTCAGCATCAAGGATAACCTGGGCTGTCATCTGTTCCCGTTGTTCTTCCTGTGCCTGACGGGTTGTTTCGTTTGCCTGGCGGGTTGATTCCGATGTTTCCCGAAGTTGTTCTTCGATGATACGGGCTTTTTCTTTTTCGGCACGGATTGTTTCGGCTGAAATCCGTTCCTGTTCCGTTTGGACTCGTTCCTTTTCCTTGGAAATGCGCTCCTGTTCAGCTGTATCGCGGTCGGTCTCTTGGGCAATACGTCCCTGTTCAGCCTGGTCGCGGAGAGTTTCCGCTTCCTGGCGTTTCGTTTCGGACTGGTTACGCAAGGTTTCGGAGGCGACGCGTTTGGCTTCGTTGTCGGCTCGCTTCGTCTCTTCGGTGAATCGTGCCTGTTCGGCTTCGGATCGGGCGGCCTCGGCGGTGGATCGTTTCGATTCTTCTTCTATCCGGAGAGATTCGGCTGCGTGCCGTTCGTTTTCTTTGGAGATTCGGGTGTTTTCGTCGGCGATTCGTTGAATCTCATTCGCTTCACGAAGTTTTTCCGTTTCCTGGCGTAAATTCTCTATCTGGGCACGTTCAGCTTCGGCCTCTTTCCTGGCGGTCTCAGCTTCTATGCGCTTGCTTTCGGCTTCGGAAATAGCGACGTTTATCCCTTCAGCTTTACCGGCTGCCGAGTCAGCACGGGCGGCAGCAGAAAGGGCATTGGTGGCGGCTTTTCCTGCAGCCGAAGCTGCCGCGACTGCATCCTCATACGCCTTCTCGATCTCATCCAATGAAACTTTTACGCTCGTTTTCTTACCGTCAACGATCTGGTAACCCAACGTCCACAGCCCTGAGAAACTGACCGAGGTGGGCAGCTCGCTGATTTTTATTCTTTGTTCCTGTCCTGTCATTGCCTATTTCATATCTATAAAGTTCAGGCCGTCTTCCGTGACAATAAACATGTCATCTTCCGTGGCCAAGAAATAATCGGTTTCAAAGAGTCTGAACGAGGTGAATACCAAGGTCAGATCAAACTGCATCACCATCGGTTCGCCCAGCGTAAGCAGTTTGCAATTGCTCATCTTCTTGTAGTAGCAGGGATAGGACTTGCCAATCTCTTCTACAAAGAGCCTCCGTTCGCCCGGAGCGATCAGGTCGGCAAAAAAACTATCCCAGCACTGCCAAAAGGCATCTTTTCGAATAGCTTTTAAAAAGCATTTAAAAGTGACCTCTTTCGGCTGGAAGACCAAGTGTTCTGCATCGTAGATTTGCCCGTCAATGGAGGCAATCTTGCGCTGCAGGTTCACCTTTGCCGCCGGATTTCGCAGTAGGGCGTTCCGGCTCTCATAGACATACACGCCGTATCTGCCTATCGGTTTACCATCCAGTTTGTAGCGGCTTTCGGGTAACCATACGCCCGGATCACACACACCGGCTGTCGGTCTCACCGGAAGATCCTCGACAAACTTCAAGGTAAAAGAGGTCGCCGATGGATAAACCCGATTGCCGGGATGATCGGCGAGGCGCAGCTGCCATTCCCGTCCTAAAGCAGGCACCCGAAAGGTGTGCAGCCCTTTGTCTGAGAGGTAGGCAATCAGGTCGGAAGCCTGTGTGTTGCTATCCGAAAGGAAAGAGATGGCAATCTCCCGCGGCTGCAACTTCGGGTCGCTCAGATCCACCTCGATGCCATCCTCTTCAGGCCAATCGTTTTTTTCCGGCTCTTTCATTGCCGGGAAAGCGAGAAGGTCGTTATATCCTCCCCGCGTCACCCGGCAGCCGAAACGGCCAAGCACATTCAGATCATCTATGTATAGGTTGTTGTTCATTGCTTTCTCAGTATTAACCCACGGTTTTCGATATTCTGCAGCGAGCTGCGCGTCTGCCGGATATCCTTCTCGATGGCTTCGAGACGGTCGGTATTGCTTGCTATGCGTTGCAGTAGGGACAATCCCTCTACCAACTGCCCTTGGATGTTCGTCACCCCCTGATTAGTGCGGTCGGCATAGATCAGGAGGGCATAGAAATTGCCGTTCAGTTCGTCGGCACTGTCCTGACTCATCAAGGCTATGCCTTTGGCCGTAGAAGTGCGGTCGATCACGTCGCCGATGGTCGTGCCGGTCACCTGTTCCATCTGCTCCAGCTGCTTGGCTGCATCCTCGATAATCTTGTCATACTGTGCCTTCAGGCTGGCGATGCTTTCAGCGGTCAGCCCGTTTTGCGAGGCGGCGGCAAAGGATTCATACCATTTGCGGAGCGGTTCTTCCAGTGCCTTCATCTTCACCCCCTGCAGCACTGCATCGTTCAGCATCTTTTGGAAGTCGTCGGCAAAGTCCTTGGCAGAGCGTTTGCCCTCGGCAAAGCCCTGCAGGATGGTGTCGGCGATGGCGTTCGTATTCGTTCCGGTGAAAGCCTCCTTCATCTCTTCGTTCAGGTCGTCGATCATTCCGGCGACATCTTCTCCTTCGTCCTTCAGTTTCTGTAGTTGTTCGAAAAGCACTTTTGCTGATTCGGTCAGTTTGTCCTGCGTATAGAGCGATTCCATCTCTTCGTAGGTCTTGCCGGCGAGCGAGTCGTAATCGTTCCAGGTCTTCGCCTTGCGGAACCAAGTGCCATGCTTGTAGTGCGTAGCTGTGATATACTGCTCCTGCTGCAATTTCTCCCACACCTGTTTGTACTCTTTCTCTATCTGACCGGCTTGGTTCTTCAGTTCGAGAGACTGACGGTTGAAGTATTCGAGTGAGGTTTCGCCAATCTGCTGCTGGATGCGTAGCCGTTCGCGTAGGATGGCGTTATACTCCAACTCCTTCATGGCTGTTTCGACCAGATTCAGTTGGTATTCCGCCAATATCTTTTTGTTTTCTTCGACCCTTTTCTTAAAGCTGCCCACGATGCCGGTGATGCCTCCGATGATGCCCGAAGCCCCTCCGATAAGGTCACCGCTCATGATGCGGCCGATCCCGCCTGCCATATCGCCGACGCTGCCCACCAGCTGGGCGACAGTGGCAAGGGAGCTTCCCAACGCTTCGTTGAAGAGCTCGGCAGTTTCAGCAGCCATCGAGATGCCGTCAGCCACTTTATAGCACTCCTCGGCCAAGAGGCTTGCCTGGTCGGCATCCGAAAGTCTGTCCCACTGGTCGATCAGAAGGACTATCCCCTCGCGAGCCTCCTTGATCGGTCGGTTAAGCTCCTTGTCGATCTTCTCCTGCATTTGGTCAAGGTCGCTTGTGTCGAACTTGCCGAACGCCTTTTCCAACACGTTACGGTTGTCAAACTTTACATCGACTTTGATTCCTTCGAGTGAGGATTGCAGGGTCTCCATGGCGATCTTTTTCCCGGAAATGATGATCTGGTTCTCCATTTCCGCGACCTTCTCTTCGTATTCCTTGATCTGCTCGGCAAAGGCGGAACGGTCTTTGTTCGTTGTGGCAAGATCGCGCAGCTTCTTCATCTTTGCGATCAATTCGTTATAATAGGCAATCGATCCAAGCGGGGCCGGTTCTTTGCCCACTTTGCCTCCTGTGGAGCCAATGATTGCTTCCAATTTCTTCTTTTCCGCCTCTATTTCCTTGAGGGCCGCTTCATAGTCCTGTTTGTTGGTCAGTTTGTCCAAGGCAGCTTCTTTTGCCGCGATGGATGCTTTGATCGCTCCCACGCTTCCCTGCTCAAGGGTATGGATAGTCTTCAGATTGGCAGTTTCCAAGGATTTGCGCTCCTCTTCGCTGTATTCCAGCCCTCTTTCCAATACTTTGCGGGCTTCGTCGAAGAGGCTGTCTGCTTCTGCCTGAGCCTTCTTTTTCGAAAGGTTCTCACCCGACACATAGGTGGTCTGCCCGAACTGCCCGCCCTGTATGGCATAGCTCTGCGTATCAGCCATCCGGTCCACCTCCAGCTGCTTGCGGATCGCTTCGTTGTATTTCTCGGTGGCGAGCGTCATCGCGGCGGAGGCACGGGCACGCGCCATCACCGAGGCGACAAACGCCTCCTTGCCTTGGTTGAACAGGTTCTCGGCATCCGTCACCTTGCCGATCGAGACACCTAAGTGCTCGAAGGCAGTGCGGTTCTTTAGGAGGTATTGTTCTTTCGCCTGGATGTTGTCGCCCAGTTTCTCCCATTCGGCAGACATTCTCTGCAGTTGTGTGAGCGTCGTGGAGGATGTTTTGGCGACCGACTCCTGAAACTCCTCGAGCGTTTCCAAGGCATCGGCAAGCGACTGCCGGGCGCCGAACAGACTTTTGGTCCAGGCAGTAATCTCTTTGCCATAAACGGTCAGCAATGTGATACCGACGACGAGGGCCGTCTGCCAGCTGACGATCCCGCCGAGCAGCTGTTTCCAGACCGGCGTGGCCTGCTGTCCGGCCTTGATGGCTGCCTGATACTCCCGGCGAGCCATGTTGATGTTATCGACCAAGATAGGTAAGTTGTTCGAGATGGCGAGAAAGAACATGTTCGCCCCCATGGTGAGCGAGGGCAGCTCACGTGCCACCTGCTGGATCGACATCTGCAGGCTGTTGAAACCGGTTCCGGCCGTACGGCTGTACGCAGACAGACGGGTCTGCGCGGTCTGCAGTTCATTATCCACGCTTTGGATCTGTTCCAAAATTTCCTTTCCGGCCGAACCTTCACGGTCCATTTTGGAAAGCCGGGAATAGGCCTCGGTCAGTTGCTGCAACTTGCGTGTCAGGGCGACCACGCTGTCTGACGCCTCCTGTTCGGTGGCCATCTGCTGTTGCAGCTGCTGCATCCCCTGACTAATCACCACTCTTAGGTTGCTCTCCTGCAGCGCCAAGGCTGCTTTTGCCTGCGTATACCCCGAAAGGCTTATGGTCCCGGCCTCAAGCTCCCGGTCCAGCTGTTCCTGCATCGCGGAAAGCGAACGCAGACTGCTGATATTCTCCTGCATCGTCGTGGCGAGCTTGCGGCTCTCGGCGCTCATGGCGTTGTAGGCGGCCGAACTGTCGGCAATCAACTTTTTATAGGTCGTTGCCGCTTCGTCGCGCAGCCCCTTGATGCCGAGCGTCACTTTATTGACCTCTTTATCGAGGTCGCCACGAAATTCAAAGGTGATATATACGGGATCTGTCTGTGCCATTTGTCTCTTTTACTACTTTAATCCGAAAAATTCAAGCTCCTCCTCTTCGCTCTGGAGGGTCTCTTCCTTTTCTTTTTTCTTCCGCATCCGTCCCTGGTCGCTGATCATGGTCAAAACGACGCACCACGGGATACGGTTCATGATTTCATCATACGTGAATGCCCCCTGCTGCACGAGGGTGTAGATCTGTCCGAACGGGCTATGGGGAGGATCATACTCCTCCTTTAACTCCCGGTCTCTGTCGGCTGGCTCGCCTCCGTCGGCTTCATCAGGTTCAGCGAAGCGACCGATGCGATAATGCTCACAAAAGCCTCGCTCGTGCTCATCAGCACGATGATCCTGGCCAGTTCCGCCAATCCCTGCATCGGCATGTGTTGCCGGATATACCAGGCGAGTGGACGGTTCAGCAATCGTGCTGACCATGTGCCACGCAGCAGACCATAGGCGATGATCCGTGAGGTGGTGACGCCGTGCTTGGCGATCTGTTCCAAGACGCTGCCGAAGTTGCCGTCATGCAGGTGCTGCAGGTCGATCTCCATCCGCGTGAAGAGCGATGACATCCGGATAAGGCTGCCCGCCGTGGGCAGCTTCACCCGGATGGGTACCGTCTTGCGCCCGAAGATCCGGAGCAGCCACGGGGCAGGAAGGTTTATTTTGAGCCGCCGGTCCAACAGGGCGTCGGCGGCCATGGCTTCTACCGGGGTCATGCCGTGGGTTCTCCTAATTTGTAGATCTCATAGGCCCCGTCTTCTTCGCTTGCCGAACTCATGGCGGTAGCGGTAATTTCGATCTGGGCGATCTGGTCGGCTGCCAAATTCCAGATAAACCGAGCGAGGATCTTCGCACGGGGGATGTCGATCACCACGTTATATCTGGTAAGGACACGTAGTGCCTTTTCGATCTGCACTACATCGCGTGGCGCTTTAAACTTGTCGACAGTGTATTTCTTGCCTTCGATGGTCACCTCCTGTGCCTTGGCGATGGAGCCACCGAAAACCTCTACCAATACATCGTTATCCCATTCTATGAAGTTGAGTTTGACCTGTTTCAAACCGGTTTCCGAACTCACTGTTTCCACGGGTACTGTCGGCTCTTCTTCCGAGTAAAAGTTGGTTACGGTGTCGGCTTCAGTTGTGAAACTGGCCGTTCCCTTAAAGGTACGTGCCAACTGTTTCATCTCGGTCGGCATGCCGCCTTCAGGGTTCACCTCCCCGAAGAGCGCTTTCTTCAAACCTACCGATGTTGTTTTCTTTTCTGCCATATCTTTCGAATAAATTGGATGATTACCATTAAAATGATTCCTGTTAAAATGCCGCCCGAATACCATTTGAATTTCGTCCAAAACGGTACGAGGGGCGGTTCCTTTGTCTTCTCCGTTTCCGCCAGCCGGTTCTGTGCCCGGCTTAGCTGCTCTTCGAGGGAGAACATCAGTGCCTCCAGGCTGTCGCAACGGGCAGAAGCGATGATGTGCCCGTCCCGGTAAGAGAGGCTGACCGTCGCCCGGCCGTTTTTCTTTGTATATCCGGCTCCGGTGGGGAGCTTACGGAGGCTGTCCGTCGGGACCCGGAGTGTCGCCAGGCTTGGTGGGATTATCACGGGGGTAACGCTGACCCTTCTGTCCCATGCGAGGCTGTCCCGTGCGTGCATAGTAGAATTGTGCTTTGTAGTCTTGCACGAGGCGGCGAGCAGGGCAACGATGGTAAGTAGGACAGCCTTCAATAAGTAACACAACCCTTTCAAGGGCCGACACTCTGTTTTGGATCTGGATGTTTTCATCTTGCAGCGTTTTATAGAGTTCCATCAATTCGTTCATCTGCTCCATATCATCATCCAGGAGCTCGCGGAACGTCTTTTCACGATCCCTTTTCAGCTCCAGCCTCCGCCGGGGGATGCCGGAAAGCCACTGAAGCAGGATAAGCAATCCACCTCCTGCACCGAGGAAGTCGAAAAGCGCGTCCCATCCCATGGCCTACGCCCCTTTCTTTTTCTTGCGGGTGAAGAGCGAGATCAGCCATTGTATCAGGCCGGTTTCGGCAAACCCGCTTGCCGCGATACCGGCACCGATGCCATACATCAGGGCAATCTGCCAGTCGAGGTCGGCAAGGAAGCCCAAGTCCTGCCACCAGCCGAACATGCAAATCCCGACGCCCAATACCCAGTTGAGCGCCATTGCCACCCATCCCGGCATCGACTTCCAGAAGCCGCGGATCGCTTCGACGATCACCGGTACTCCGGCAACGATAGCCGCCAGCGAGGCGAAAAGGTCCTCGTAGTTTGTTTCCGGCACCCCGTCCGTCACTGTCGCGACGTCTTGTGCCATGAGCGACATCGACAGTGCGAGCATGCCGATGAGCGAAATGAATATCCCGTTGATTCTTTTCATACGTTTACATTTGAATTATTGTTGATACCTATTTTAAAAAGCCATTCTTGTACATCAAAGCTGGGACAGGCTTTTGCCGCCAGCTCGTTGTGCCCAACGATTCGCACGTGGGGAAAACGGCGGTGGAAATCCTTCACGTAAGCCTCCAGAGCTCCCCTTTGTTCAGATGTCCGGGTGTCCCGGGGAGTTTTCCCGTCACGCTCTACACCGCCGACGTACACAATGTGCCGGGCTGTCCGGTTATACCCTTTTGCCCCATTGGTAATCTCCCACGGATCGACCACGTCATCCTCGTTGTTTGCCACCAGCCGTTCCACCGTCCCGTCCAGATGGACCATGTCGGTATAACCGACCTGCTTCCAGCCGCGGCCTCCTTCATTTGGAGGGGCTGTGTGCCAACGGCGGATCTCTTCCGCCGATACTTCACGGCCTGCAGGGGTGGCGGTGCAGTGGATAACCAAGAGTTTCAAGGTGTAAGGCATGGGATCAGGATTTAAACCATTTCTTACCATCATAGCCCAAAGAGGCAGTTTCGCCACCTTTCACATCAATGCCGTCGATGGTCGCTTTCTTGTCAACAGACTTGTTGGCCAGTGTCAACGAAGCCCCGATGATTACCCCGTCACCGGTTACGGAATAGGTGGAATTCTCACTCGGTGTCACTTCTACCGTTTCTACGGGAGTCTTCATCGTAATGGTTGTCCCAGATACAGATGCTTTTGCGGCAACACGGCCATCCAACAGGATGACATCTTCACCCCAAGCAATATTGGTATCAGCTTTCATCAACATCTTGAAGAAATACTTTTCACCGGCGTTCGTCAGTTTGTCGATCTGGATCACATCCATGTCGTCCACCAGGTTGACACCCGCCCACAGGTTGGTATCGTAATCCATACCGCAAACCGTAGCCACGATCAAACCGTCGGGCCAGTTGGCCAGCGGAATGATGCGGATCCCCTTATAACGCTCCACATTCATATCTGTGTAGTTCGCCCCCTTGTTCGGCTGCTGTGTCAACTCTTCGTCGTAAGCATCGAAGTCTGCGATGCTCATCAGGATACGCAAACCCGGATTGCTTCTCAGTGTAACAGGGATAGCATCCTTGACCGCTTTCAGCTTCTTGATCATTGTTGTCTCTTTCGAGGAAACTCTTACCACATCACGGTCGGCCAACATACGGGTTACGATACCGTTGAACAGATGGTCGTCATCTTCACCATACACGCCGTTTACGAAATGGAAGCCCAACTCAAACTTCACCGACTTGGCCAACTCGCGGAGCAGGGCGTTTTGACCTTCCGCCGGAAGTTCGGCAAATACCAAGTTACCTTTCGGCTGCCAGGGACGCCAGATCTGTTCGAAGGTGCGCGGGTTGAAGGTCGTAAAGGCCATGAAATCTACCGGCACCAGTTCACGTTCGTCATAATCGAAGTTGCCCTTGCTGTCCGAATCGGTTGGCATCTCCTTGCGTTTCTGCAGCATCTTGCCGGTACGCAGGCGGGGGATTGAAAACTTCTTGGCCACCTCCGGTACAACGTGGATCAGTCCTTTTTCTACCAGTTCGTTTCCGGTGGCGGCACGGGTAAGCAGCATCTCTAATACCTCACCCGAATAGTTTGTTCCATTAATCTGAATCATATTCTGCAATTATTTTAAATTATCCTGAATTTCTTTCATTCGTTTTTTCCAAGGGCTCTCTTCTTTACCGCCTTTATCCACGATGTCGTCCATCACGCGGCGCACCGGCTTTAGCGATTTCAACGCAGCTTCTCCATTGACAGGATCAGCCTTCAACAAGTTCAGGTAGACCTCCCGTTGCACTTCTTTGATACGTCCGTCTTTCACGGCAGCATCCACCATCGCATTACGGGCAGCCTCGGCCGCATCCGCTTCTTTTTTCTCGAAATCAGCGATACGGGCTTTCAACTCAGTGTTCTCTGTTTCCAGTCCGGAGACTCTGCCCGCTTCGCTTACCAGATGGTCAACATGGGCGACCACCTCTTCATCGTTTGTCTTTGCGGCAAACGACGGTCTTTTTCTTAATTCATCTATCAACATATTATTTGGAGTTAGTCGGTTCTGCAAGATGTCATAAACCTGGCGCGGCGTACTGTCAAGCGGTATCGGATCGGCATCATAAATGCCATCGATCAACCCTTCCGCCAATGCTTCATCTGCCGTAAGCCAATGGTCGTGCCCATCGAAAAACCGTTGTTTGATTTCCTCTTCAGTCTTGTTGGTTCGCTTGGCGTATATATGAGTAAGTGTTTTTTCCAGCGACTCCATTTCTTCGATGTACCGGCGGATATCCTCTTTGCTGCCGTAGCAACCACCCGATACGCCATGGATCATCAGTCGCGCATACCGGCTCATATAAACAGGTTTGCCACAGGAGGCAATCGCACTCGCCATACTTGCCGCTATACCATCCACATAAATTGTAATGTCGGCTGCGGTGTTACGGATCGCATTGAAGATCGCAATACCTGCATATACTTCACCACCCATGCTGTTAATACGAACGTCTATCTTGTTGTAGGAACCCTCGATTTCCATCAACTCGCGCACGATGTCACCGCTACGCACATCCGCATCGTCCCAACTGCCGATAGCGCCATATAGAAGAATACAGGCTGTGCCGTCTTTCGATGCGATCATATTGAAAAACTGTTTTGTCATTTCGCACTTGTTTTGACACAAAATTGAAAGATAAAACAAAGCCTTGCAAATCGTATTTTTATGATAAAACTTTATAAATCAACTATATTAAAATAAAACATCAGCATAAAAAAAGGATTTGCGAACAAGCTGTTTTAGGGGCAATTTTGCTTAAAAAAGAATGTTATGGCAGAACTAACCAATTCACAAAAGAAAGAATATGCCGGGGTGCTCTACCTGCGCGAGAACTTGACGCAACAGGAAATTGCGGAAAAGGTGGGCGTGAGCCGGCGGACTGTGGGCAAATGGATCGCCGACGGTAAATGGGAGGAACTGAAAGCCGGTATAACCATGACGCGCGAACAGCAGATCATGAACCTGCAACGACAGATTGCCGAGGTGAACCGGGTGATCGGTGAACGCCCCGTGGGTGAACGCTATGCAACAACAACCGAGGCGGCCACCATCGCGAAACTGTCAGCTGCGATTGACAAATTGGAGAAAGATGCCGGACTGAAAGACCTCGTGAGCGCCGGAACCCGCTTTTTGGTGTGGCTGCGGGCTGTCGATATCAACAAGGCAAAGGAGTTCGGTGAATTGTGGGACCGTTTTATCCGTAGTGCGATATGATTGCCGAGGAAAGGGAAGCCCTGCGCAGGTGGGAGTCGTTCTATCAGGACCTCATGGCCGACCTGCCTATGGAGCACAAGAACAGGACCGAACTGGAGAAGCATAAGGCTTATCTGGAGGCTCATCCGATCGAGTGGATACAATATTTCTTCCCTGAATACGCACAGAGCCAATTCGCCCCTTTCCATATCCGTGCCATAAATCGGTGCTTGAAACATGACGAATGGTATGAAGTTCTGAGCTGGGCGCGAAGCCTTGCCAAGAGCACGATTGTCATGTTCATTGTATTATTCTTGGTGCTGACCCTGCGCAAACACAATGTAATGATGACCTCTGCCACGCAGGATGCTGCAAAACGGCTGTTGGATCCTTACAAAAAGGAACTGGAAAACAATCCGCGTATCCGTGCCTACTATGGCGAACAGGTGGGTATAAACAAATGGACGGAAGAGGAGTTTGTCACCAAGAATGACGCAGCGTTCCGTGCCATCGGCTATGGCAATGCACCCCGTGGTTCGCGCAACAAGCAGTACCGGCCGGATGTGCTGCTGGTCGACGACTTCGACACTGATGAAGCCTGCCGCAATCCTGACCGTGTGAACGATATGTGGAAGTTCTGGGAAAAAGCGGTCTACGGGACTCGCGACCCGGCTGTACCCGTACTGGTGATTTTCTGTGGGAATATCATCGCCAAGGATTGCTGCGTGACCCGTGCCGGAGCGATCGCCGACCATTGGGATATCGTCAATATCCGTGACAAGGAGGGGCGTAGCACCTGGCCGGAGAAAAACAGTGAAGAGGCTATCGATGAAACATTGTCCAAGATCAGTGCATCCGCCCAGCAGACCGAATACTTCAACAACCCGGTAAGTGAGGGGGAAGTCTTTAAGGAACTGACATGGGGTAAAATCCCTCCGCTCAGTAAATTCAAATTTTTAGTGGCTTACGGTGACCCGGCCCCGGGAGAAAACAGATCAAAGAAAAGTTCCACTAAGACGCTATGGCTCATTGGCGAGCTGGACGGGGTCTATTACGTGATCAAAGGTTTTTTGGATCGTGGACTTAATTCGGATTTCATCGACTGGTATTTCCTGCTTGATGATTATGTGGGAGGGAAAGTTCCGCTCTACTGCTATATAGAAAACAACTCTTTACAAGATCCTTTTTTTAAGCAGGTCTTTATTCCGTTGCTTTCAGATAAGCGCAAGGAGCATGGTAAAAATATATCTATTCTTCCGGATGAAGAGAAGAAGACAGACAAGGCAACCCGTATCGAGGCCAATCTGGAACCGGCCAACCGTGAAGGACGCCTGGTGCTCAATGTGGCGGAAAAGGAAAACCCTCATATGCAGCGGCTCGCCGACCAGTTCCTGTTGTTTACCCTGCAACTGAAGTTTCCCGCCGACGGTCCGGACTGTGTGGAGGGTGGAAAACGAATTATAGATCATAAAATACAGCGTATGGCTCCACCGATGACGATTCCGGCAAGGGCTTTCCGCGCTAAAAACAAATATAGACTATGACGCATTTTATTGACCCTGAAGACTATGATGCTACCGTACATCGCGACATTATAGACTCATTGACCCGTGGCGACAATTCGATCCTGGATATTTGCGAAGACCGGGCCATCGCAGAGATGAAATCATACCTGTCCGCCCGCTATGACGTGGAAAATATTTTCTCCGCCCGTGGAACTGAACGACATCCGTTAGTGCTGATGATGTGCCTTGACATTGCGACCTATCATATTTACTCGGTCGGCAATCCGCAAAAATTAACGAACGGTATCAGACAGAACCGCTACGAGCGTGCCGTCGAATGGATGAAAGGAGTTCAAAAGGGATCAGTCAGTATTAACGGGGCGCCTCTTTTAGAAGATGATCTGCAGCAGTCCCCCTTCTTTTTGAAAAGCAACCCGAAACGATCGACCCGTTTCTGATCTGATTTAAACATGGTGTAAATCGAATTTAAAAGCAATAAAACATGAGCCGAAAAAAGAAGAACAGGCAAATCACCTCAGGAGGCTTTTTCAACCAGCCTGCCGGAGGCAACACTATATTGATAACCCAGGCTGTCAGATGGAATCGCGAGATCGAGCATTTCCAAAAGGCAGTCAACGAAGCCGACCGGATAGATTTCCCTAACCGGGTAAAATTGTACGACCTCTACGAATCCATCCTGATGGATACGCACCTCACCAGCGTGATCGGCAAACGCAAATCGGCCGTACTGTCGGCAAAGATCGAATTCAACCGTAACGGTTCGCCCGATCAGACGATTAATGACATGCTCGAATCACCCTGGTTTTACGAGTTTCTGAACGACCTGCTTGATACCGGTCATTGGGGGTTTTCGCTCTTCCAGTTCCGCAAAGAGAGTGACGGATGGCTCGGATATGATCTGATCCCCCGCAAACACGTGGAGCCGGTCCGACAACTGATCCTCCGGATGCAGACTGATATTCACGGTACCCGATGGGACGATTATGACGATCTGCTGTTCGTGGGTAAACCGCGAGCTTTAGGCGATCTGGTGAAAGATATTCCCTGGGTGCTTTATAAACGGGGGGATGTGGCCGACTGGTCGCAGTTTGCCGAACTGTTCGGTCAACCCATCCGCGAATACACCTACAATGCCGGTGACGACTCACAACGATACAACCTTATCAATGATATTTTTGATAGCGGGGGGGCTTCTGTTTTTCTGCATCCGGAGGGAAGCAACCTCACACTGCATGATATCGGCAGCAAGAGCGGGACATCTGATCTTTATAAGGGACTGGCACAGTTTTGCAATCAGGAGATCTCAAAACACATCTTAGGCAATACGCTGACCACTGAAGCGGGAGAAAAGGGAACCCAGGCTCTCGGTACGGTACAAAAGAAAGCGGAAGACCTGCTGCTGGAGCAGGACAAGCGGTTCGTGATGAATGTGCTCAACTATCAGATGACCGACCTGCTGGAGTCGTTCGGCTATCACGTGCGTGGAGGGAAATTCTCGTTTGTCTCACCCAAAAACACCGATCCAAAAAGTCGTGTCGAGATTATCTCGAAGCTCAGCGCTTTGGGTTTGCCTCTCGATCATGACCAGTTATATGAAGAGTTTGGACTGAACATGCCGAAGGACTACGACCGGCAGATGGCCGAAAAAAGGGAACAGAAAGCAATACCGACAGCCGATCCTCTGCTCCCCGACAATAAATCAAAAAGAACAAAAACAAACGGGGGTAACAAGAAACCTACCTTTGCCAACCTGCTGAGCCGTTTTTTCGGAGAGGCCCCCGAAGCGACCGGCAAGGGGGCTTTAGACTGGTGATGAACTGGCTCTACTATGAGTGTGACGAACCGATCATTGATAGCGGTGATGAAGAGGCTTTTGTCTTCAACAACAAAGTGTTGGAGGAGTTGATACGCAATATCTATCTGAAGGAGGTCGATGTGGTGAACGACATTGCCCTTGCCCCCTGGCATGAGTTCTGGCGCAGCTTCAACGAGGCTACCGACAAAGGAATCCGGTTGGCGGGATTCAATGAGGATGACCGTGGATTTTACCGGGAGCTTCGCTACAACAACGGTGTCTTTGCCGCCTTTCGCACCCACCGTCTGCAGAACGACATTGCCCGTCAGCTCTTGGATGAAAAGGGAGAGCTGAAGCCGTTCGAACGGTTCGCCTACGATGTGCGGACGCTGATCGCTCCGACACACCTCAAGGCATGGCTGCAGACGGAATATGCCACGGCGGTCAATCGGGCACACCAGGCGGTGCAGTGGCGGCGTTTCGAGGCGAACCGGGAGGATCTGCCTTGCCTCAAATGGATCGAAAGTACAAGCATTCATCCGGGCGAGGACCACCGTGTGTTCTGGAACACCGTCCGGCTCATCGACGATCCGTTCTGGTCGAAGCACCGTCCGGGTGACCGATGGAACTGCAAGTGCGACCTGGAGGCTACAGACGAAGAGCCGACCGCGAACCCGCCCGAAGGTGGCGAAGCCGACCGTCCCAGCCCCGGACTCGACAATAACCCCGCCAAAGATGCCAGGCTCTTCAGCGATTCGCACCCCTATATCAAAAATGGATACGAGGGAGCAAGAGAGGCGGTGGAGAGGCTCATAACCGAACAGACGATTTTCGGAAACGGCTACGTATTCAAAGAGGATATCAAACGCCAACGAGCGGAAATACGCGAGTGGGCCAAGGAAAACCTGATCGGGAAACAGATGTCCGTTCCGGGCTTGGATATGCCCATCTCGTTCACCTCGACTGGGATCAAGGAGGCATTGAACCAGCCTCATAAGTATTTACTGGAAAAGAATGAGGCAGTAAGGTCTATCAAATCGTTACTGGAAAAGGGGAACTATGTCCGTTTTGATCCGGATGTCAAGGATAACCAAATGGTAAAAGGATATCATTATTATAAGATAGAGATCAACAATGAACCTTCTTACGTAGTAATACGGGAATTAAAAACTGGAGAATTAATGTTTTATTCCATTGTCGAAAAGATAAAAAAGAAAGAGTGACCGAAAGCCTTTAGCGAAGGATATGCAATCCAACCCAGTACAATCGATCACTCTTCTTTTTGCAAAGGTAACAATATAATTTACAAGTCATCATTCATCAATCAAAATTCTCATGGATTTAAACCAACTAGTTCGCAAACTGGAACAAAAGAAGTCCGCCCTTGTTGCTTTCCGCGACAGCCGATGGCCGAAGCGGGTGGGCGAAATGGCGATCAGTCATTTCAAGCGCAACTTCCGTGAGGGAGGCTGGTGCGATAACGGTTCGGTCCAGAAATGGAAACAGACACGCCGGCAGGAACAGGGTGGCAAGGCTGCCTACTACAACCGTACCCCCTTGCTGAGCGGCAGCAACAACCTCTATGGCGGATTCACCTACAAGGCCGGTGCCGGTAAGGTCATCGTCTCGAACGAGGTGAAATACGCCCCCATCCACAACAACGGAGGAGTGGTCACCCACCGGATCACCCCACGCATGAGACGCTATGCCTGGCACCGTTTCTTCGAAGCCGCCGGAATCAAAAAAGGCGATTCGCCCAAAGTGCGCAAACGCAAAGAGTCTGCCATGAACCCGGCAGATTGGATGTGGAAAAGGCTCGCCCTGACCCCCAAACAGACTTCACGGGTACATATCCCGCAACGCAAGTTCATGGGGCACAGCAAAGAGTTGCAACAAAAGATAAACGAATACACTGAAAAGGAACTTAAAAAATTGATAGGAGACTTTTAGAATGGAAGAATTATTCAATTTGATACAAACTGCCGTAGCTGACGGCATGCTTGAACTGACTTTAGTGGATGAAGATTACGGGCAACTGCAGACCGACGAAGATACCTACCCGGTCACGTTCCCCTGTGTGCTGATCAGCGTGGACAAGGTGGATTGGGAGACAGTCACCGACGATTACCAGCGTGGAACGGCCCAGATCATCGTGAAGCTCTGCATCGACTGCTTTGATGACACCCATTACACGAGTGGAACGGCCGGTAAGGTGGCGGAACGTATCGCAATGTTCAAGCGGTTGCATGAGATTGTACGGCATGTGGAATCGGAAAAGGCGACGGAATTGGAACGCACCGGGTCGCGCTGGTATTCATTGCCGGGAGCCATCAAAGTGTATGAGAGTACCTACGAATGTATCATGGATGAAGAACCGGCCTGATACTGGCTATCCACCGGGGAAGAGCGTGAGTTGACGGGCGTTGATCCGCGGCTTGCGAACTTTCGGAACCGGTTTCACTTCGATATCGGTCAGTTTGTCGCAGTTTTGACGGATGATGGCCATGATGCGGGCTTCCGAGATGAAGAACTCCTGTTCGGAGAGGATCTTCAGGGCATCGTCAAACCGCCGGCGCTCGATCTCCGTCCAGTAGTAATATCGGCGTATCAGCGTTTCATCGCGCAGCGATATCAATCTTTTGTTTCTTCCCTTAGACATGATGGCACAAACTCTTTATCGCAAAATTACATATTTCCAATTGAATAACCTTCTTTCCCAGTCAAAAACATATCCGCCCCCCTGTTCCCCTCGCCCTTTCTATATTTACTCCCAAAATGATTATTTTTGATTTTTCCTGTTCTTCCTTCTGTGTCTTTGATACATTGAAGAACATTGGGGATTTGTCCTATAATCTTTCATACTCATGAGCTATATTCAATTTTTTCGTGATATGAGCCTAATCGGATTCCACTTTGTGCCGGTTCCGAACTGCTCCGGACGGAAACCGTTTATACGAAGCCAATATACTGATTGTTGTTTGCGCATGTTCTTAACATTTTATCTTATGTAACCAAATCTGAAACAGATTAATAAATTCTTAATTTTATTTGGAAATATCAAATAAAATTTGAAGATATTTAATCTTAATAGCCTAATTATTGAAGCATTAAACATTTTCACTGTAATTGTTATCATATGAAATCGACTCTCTATATTTACGATACCTTATTACAAAAGATAAGGTTTTAAGATATGAAAAAATATTATTATTATCGTTATCGCAGTGCGATAACCGGTTTGTATGTAACTGAAAGTTACGCTAAGAAACATCCTAAAACTACTATTAGAGAAAAATACTTTAAGTAGTTTGAGCTTTTTCGAAACGAGGCTGTTCTTGATAGGGTTCAACCTCGTTTCTTTTTAATTGTTCGTTAATCCGGGAAATACATCCAATGGGTAATATCTTCACCTTTTAAGCAAGACCATTGCCAGCCTTTCTTATTTATCTCATTCACATAAATGCGTTTCCCTTTTCCAATACATCCATTTTTATAAAGCACAATCACATTTTTTGTGTGAGAATAAATAGTGAGATCGTCAATGATATGTCCGTCTTCGGGCAGTTTATCGTTCACACTTATCCATGCCATTTGCCTTGATTGCCACTCTGCACCAGCTTTAAAAAGAGGAACAGCATATTTTTGAATTGCTGCACTGGATATTATGTAGTGTTTCACGTCTTTATGAATTTTATATGCAACATGAAGTTCTTGTATAATTTTCTCACGTTCAATTCTTGACGCCACTTCTATATCTTGTTTCATGTCTTTTTAGTTTGTTTTTTGGGCACTCCAAACATTATAATCAGATTCAGGCAATTCAATAATATTCAAAATTACAATCTCAGCATTTTCACATTCAAGTGTAGATGCTATCTGCTCTATTGCTATCTGTCTGTTCAGGTAGCATCCATCCGTCACAAAAGTGGTTTGCCCAGAACCATGTACTTTGCCATTGCCAAAATTGTATGACACTATGAAATATCTTTTTCCGCTCATATTTTATTAGTTTTGAATTAATGTGAAAAGAGCAATTATAGCCGCAACTGATATAATAGATAAAATAACGTTTGCCAATGCATGCTTTAAGAGGCGCCTTTCGAGATTTGCGATATGCTTTCTTAGTCCTTCGCAATGTTTTTTTGTAGATCTGGATTCTTTGAGTTCTTTGTTGTATTTTACCATATTTTTGTCGCACCATTTCATTATATCAGCACTTGCTTTGTTAAGCATATCTCTGATTTTTTTATCATCATAGAATGGTATTTCAACACCAACACAAGTATATGGACTGTATAATAATCCGTATGTATCAAAGCACACTTTCAATGTGACAACTTCAGGCTTAGCCATTTCTTCGGCTTGTTTCTTTATCTGCTCATCTGTTGCTTCGGCTTTAGCTTTAAGCTCATTGTAGTCTTCTATATTCAGCAAAGCCATGTTTTCAAATTCTGTATTCATATCTACTATTTCTTATTTAGAGTGAATGTTTGCCAAATGCTTTATCCCAACGCCTGTTTGCTATCTGTACACGTACTACCAACGCATCACGATATTTACGGGATTAGATGGTTCTTATGTGGCGGATGTTGGTAATCCTAACAACGCATTCGTACTGATTTTTGCAAACTGTTCATTCAATTATTATTTAATTATGTATTATTTATAATCCTGATATGCACAGCTTTTAAATGCTGCTTTCATATTGACCCACCGGGCAAAACGTCTTTGTTCGGCTGTAGGTGGTATGTTTGTGTCCAAGTCCCGGTATGCCATAGCAAAAGGGACGCATCCTAATCGATCAAGATATAAGGCTCTTCTTTCGGCATCTTCGATTTGCCCATCCTTTACAAGCATATAGAAAAACAACTTCCTGCCAGGGATCCCAGCTTCTTTCAAGTAAGCGATAGCTGTTTCCACTTCGTCTGTTATGGCAGAGTGGTCATAAGCCATCCTTATAAACTTAATCCACCTTACACGTTTTAGCAGCTTAGCAATTGATTTATCGCGAGCTATAAGCCTGCAATCTATCCCTTGATTAAAGTCTACTTTTACTTTGAGCGATATGATCTTCTCTATCTGTTGTAGTCCCCAGTCGGATGCGATCACGTTGTTATCCATCAATATCGCCGATTTACGTCCGTCCAAAAATTCTGTGATGTCAGAATGTTTCCGGATCCCACCTTCTTTACGAGGAACGATACAGAAAGAGCATTTGTTTACACATCCGCGAGTAAGAAAACCATACGCTTCCGGGAACATTGGATATAGCGAGTAATCCGGGCATATATGTTCAATGTCTTCCGGTAACCATTGATCGAACAACTTGTATCCAGATCCACCTCTTACTACTTCATCGGCTTGTATTACCCTTTCTTCATCCAACGTAAAACCAAAAACTTTGCTAAGATAAACCCGATCGTAATAATCGATACCGGTATACCATTCTACCTGATCTCCTTTCGCCTTATGATAGGCAGACAACTTCATCAGTGCCAGGTTAGGGTAATGATGTCCGTCAACATCAATCATTCCAATCTTCATGATCTCACATTTATTTAAGTTGTTGCTCCCGACATTTGAGACGGGAGCAAACAATAACTACTTTTTCATTAATTCAATGCGGGTTCTTAAAGTCAATAAATAGTCGTGCATTTCGATTTTCTGCTGCTCCATCAGTGCTACTTGCATTTCACCGGCTATTTCAACTGCTTCTTTTCGTCCAAGGAACAATACCAATTTATTATACTTTTCCATCAATTCATTGTATTCAATACACATACGATCAAGAGGAGTTTCGGCCACTTTGTATGCTCTTTCAAACACATCTTTTGGTGACCAGCTTTCATATCCATCTTCGTAACGAACGTGATAACCTTGCTCGGTTTCTTCATGGTTATCAATACTCTTGCCATAGGGGTTTCTACCCGTTTTTTGGACGAAGTCACCTAATGTCATCGCTTCTGCCTCAATAAGTTTTGTCCCAATATACTTTTTCATATTATATTACGGTTTGCCTATACACCATAAGGTTCTAATTACAATTTATTTAAATATTATTTTAAATCATCAATTTCATAACTCCAACTCATCGCATCTTTTTCTATGATGTTATCAGCAAGCCATCCAGCTGCAATGGAATCTTCAGGAACTTCCCACGCTCCGCTATCGTAGTTTTCTATTAGATCATCATATACTTCTTCTGGAACTTCTATATCCTCTAAGCCTACTGTGTAAGTAACCGTTACGGTCAAATTCTTTATAGTTTTCATGACTCAATTATATTTAGTTTGTTTTTTGGGCACTCCAAACATTATAATCAGATTCAGGCAATTCAATAATATTCAAAATTACAATCTCAGCATTTTCACATTCAAGTGTAGATGCTATCTGCTCTATTGCTATCTGTCTGTTCAGGTAGCATCCATCCGTCACAAAAGTGGTTTGCCCAGAACCATGTACTTTGCCATTGCCAAAATTGTATGACACTATGAAATATCTTTTTCCGCTCATATTTTTTTTAGTTGTGTTAGTTCTTATTGTCTTTTACTACAATAGCACATGTAACCATCATTTCGACAGAGACGACAAGAAGTCCAAGCCAAAAATTGATTTTAAAAGCCACTTCAGCCAAGACGGCAAGAAACAATATGTAACCAGCCAGACCTATTAAGCCAAAATTTTTTTTATTCATACCTATACTTTATTCAGATTCTCCTTCCATTTCTTTTCCTCATTCGTTATATATTCATAAATCTCCGGCCAGGTAGGCAGACCGCCCACCTGCTTGTCATCGATGTAGCAATGGGCATAAATCTTGCGGGGATCATCGCCATAGCGAGCGAGGTTCTGCGGTTCATGGGCATTGATGCGGTCAAAGGGGATACCTTGCTCCAAGAGCCAGTTCAGAGCATCCTCCAGCCGCTCACCCCGACGACAGGTCCATAATATAATGTAATGGCCATCGTCCTTCAATTTGTTCATCATCTCTACCGCGTATGGTTTGGGATTCCCGATTTCAGGATAGGGCCCCATTGAGAGGGTTCCGTCAAAATCAACTGCAATAATCATACCCCGTCCTCCATTTTATTGGCTGCCTTGATTTCATACTTGTCGTAATAGACCCGTTCACGGTCGGTGAAGCAGCGGTCTGAGATCAGGTCGAGAAGCTTCATGAAGTTCAGCTCATTGCCGACGCGCAGGTCGGCTCCCTCGAAGAATACCCTTACGAACTCACGATAAGCCTTGATGGCACGGATCAGCTCTCCCTTGCGGTGTTCCCATTCGGGGACGGGCTTGAAGCCCCGGTCGCTGAAGTAGGCAAAAAACATCTCGATATGATAGATCGCCAGGTCGGCCTCGTTGAGCGACAAGTGCAGGATCTTACCGAAAAAAGCCCGTTCGGCTCGATCCATATTGCGGTTGTCGTCGTGGAACTGTTGGTCGATCCGGGAGTCTTCAAGCTCCTTTTTCAAATGTGCTATGCGCTGCATGGCCTGCTGATGGCGGGCGTAGTTCCGGTTTCGGAGACAGGAGGCGGCATCATTCATCGCCTCACGCAGCTCCTGCTCGATCAGAAAGACCGGGCGGCATTTGTGCCGATTGGCGGCACAGGATTGTTTCTTCTTTTTCATCTTAAAATAATTTAGGTTCTTTTGATTCGTTGATATACTCCAAAAGAAGGTAGTCCAACTGTTGTACCTCCCAGTTGATGCCGGGGCGGTTCCGATAGAGGTTACGGATCAGCCGTCGGCATTCTTCGGGCATGAGGCCCGAGTCGAGCTTCGCCATCGGGAGGTTGATACGGTCGAGTGTGATGGTCGAGGCTTGCAAGATTTTCGCATTGCCTTTCCATATACCTTTCAAATAGATTTGCTTCACTGCCCCGATGGCATTCCTGACCGGATGATGCAGGCGGATCGTCGTGAAACAGCGGCAGTTCAACTTGCCATTGAAGTTCTCTTCAAATTCCAATCGTTCGTCCATGACTTTGTAATATTTTCCTGTTTGTTGTTTGCATTTGAAACAATAGACCATCCACTTGTTCGAAGTCCTCACCACCCGGCAGACGGTGTACCTGAAACCACAGGGGCAGACGTATATCCAGCGACCGGGGGTGAGGGTAGTGGATTTTACCCGTTTTACAGTCGGTTGAACGACGGTTCGAGTTTCTTCCATACGCCCATCTTGTCTTTCTCGAAGAAATAGAAGTTGGTCGCCGTCCCTTCGACCAGGTGTGACTCCTTGAAAAGGTTCATGATCGCGGTATATTCGGGATCATCGAACTTATCTTCCAACTCGTAGAGTTTCGAGATCGACTTATAGTCGAGATCACCATACTTGTTGCGCTCCAAAAGCGTCATCGCCAACTGGTACATCGGGTCGTCGCTTCCGGCATCCTTACCCTCGATCCACTGCTGCAGGAACTCGATCAGGCGCGAAGCGGCGATATCGGCACGCTCATCAAAACGTTTCACTTTGTTTGACCTCACTTCGATACGGAAGCACCCCTCCTGGACGGTGAACGACATCTGTCCCTCGCGGCGCAACTGGCCGTACTCGGCGAGCACTTGGCGGAACGCTCCGATTTCATCCACGCAAAAAGCGTGCAGCCCTTTCACTTCGTCGCACACGGAACGCACTTTGTTTTCAACTTTCTGTACTAATTCAGCACGGATGCCTTCATAGGCGGCACGTTTGTCCAACGCCTGGCGGTGTTCTTCTTCTCTCTTTTTTGCCAATAATGCTTCTAAATCTTTACTTGTCAGTTTGCTTAAATCTTCCATGATTTTTTGATTTATGAATTATGAATTTGATTTATGTTTGTATTTCATGTATTCGCTACGGAGAAAGGTAAGCGACTGTTCAAGTTGCTCGATCTCCTCTTCCCATTCGCGAAGCAGGCGGCGCTGTGCCTCCATGTCGGGTGTGGCGCGTGTGAGCAGCATATCGGCAAGAAATGCTGCGTCGTCCTTCAGTTTCTCCTGCCGGCGACGGATCTGCCGTCCACGCCGCTCGATCTCTTCCAGTTTGTCCTTTATTGGAATGTAACCCATAGCTCCTTAGTTTTTGCCGACAGGGTGGTCCAGTTCAGGGTTACCCTCTATGCCTACGCTGTTGCGCTTACGATAGAGGTTGTAGATGGCTGTCAGTTTGTCGTCCGGTATTGCGTTGAAGTTGCCGCAATTGGCCGCCCGACAGGCGATGCCTTTCACATACATCAACTTATGCCGGTCGTCACGAAACTTGTAGCCCAATTTGTCGACCCACTGGCAGATGGCGGCGATCACCCTTTTGGCAGACCGGTCGCGCCGCTCCTCGTAGGCCATCAGCCTCTTTTCTCCCTTGGGCTTCATCGCATCGATCATCCGACTGTACTCCGACGGATAGTTCTCATACATCTCGTTGAGCGAGGTGGTACGCCCACCGCTATGTTCATGTACGATACCCTCCTTGATCACTTCCTTGTAACAAGGATCGTAACCCGGCGTTTCCTTCAACAAAGTCCAGAAGAGGGCGTGGGAATGTTTTTTCGTTTGTCTCTTGGTTGTTGCCATACTGTATTGTTTCTGAATGTTATTTAACTTGATCAAAATCCTGTCCGTAGTAAAGAACTGCCTTCTCCTCCCAGATGATGAAGGGGTGCGACTTCTGTCCGTGGTCAAGGTAACGGCTGGCAGCCACGGCACGGAAACCCTCCACGTAAATCTTGCACGAACAGTCGTAACGGATGCTGTCGGCCACACCACCCTTGGGGTTCTTGCCGTCGGCGTGACTGATGAAGATGAAGAGCTTACGGGGGAAGCGGGAACGCAGGTCGCGATAGGTATCGTAGTCGATGCGGGCATATTGCAAGGAGTCGATGATAACGATATCCCAACTCTTCGGCTTTGCAAGTTTTTCTACCATCTCATCGAAGTTCATGTCCAGGAGCACCACCCGTCCGTTCACTTCCATCATTCCGGCATCCTGAAATGAACGTTGCAGTGAGAGGCTGTCGCCCTCCTCCAACGAGAGGTAGGCGACACGGCCGAACTCGGCGAGATACTTCGCCAGACGACAGGTGAAGGTGGTTTTCCCTGATCCCGACTGTCCCCAGATGATCCATGCGCCTTGCGGTTCGGGACGGCCCAGCAGATGATAGAACGACCCGCTGAAATCCATTGCCTTTTTCCTTTCCTGCAGGAATTGTTTTATGCCTAAGATCTTTCCCATCGCTACATCTGTCCGAATTGGTTAGCGATCTGTTCACGTTTCACGAGTCGCATCAGCCGGCGCAGGTCTTCGCAGAAAAACAGGTTCTTCTCCTTGGTCTCGCCCCGTTTGTTGGTTACTTTCACGTAGCGCTTGATCTTGTCAACCTCGTTCCAGATACGGTCGGCGGTGGCATCGTCCAATCCGTTGGCGGTGCAGATTTCCTTTACATCCTGCTCGGTGGCTCCGGGTAATTCGATGTAGCTGCGTCCCAAGCGGCTGTCGATTTCGTCATAGCCTTTGGTGTTGTTACGCACACCACGGGCGATCTCTTTATGCAGGTTCTCCGTACCGGCAAGCACACAGCCCAAACGGTGCTCGGTACGGTTGTAGAGGGGGATCAGCTTGCGGAAGGCGGCCGGCTTCAGCTTGTCGGCTTCATCAATGATCAGTACCGGGTGATCACCGGCCATACCGTTGAAATATTCCGCTATCATCTTCAGCAAGGTAGGAATATCGGTATAGCCTCGCTTGGGTACACCGCAGGTGCGTTCGGCCAGCTCAACGAGGAACTGCCTGGAGTTCCACTCCTCTGCCTGGATGAAGACAACCGAGCCGGTGAGATCCTGGTTGAAGAGGTGTTCCAAGGTTTGTGTCTTGCCACTTCCCGCCTTATTCGAGATTGCCATCCACAAAGCCTGCTGCTTGCAGGAGCGGTAAACAAACTCGATCTTGCGGTAGTTCTGGATGGTGGTCACCACCTGCCAACCGTCTTCCTGATAGCCTAAAGTGGAGGCGATGCGTTTTTCCAGCTCGGCGCTGTTCGCGCCGTACTTCCCGTTCATCCATTGGCTAAGGGCGGTACCTGATATACCACATTTCTCTGCAACCTTACTCTGTGATCCAAGCCGGGTGATCCAGTCACCTACGTGTTTCAATAATCCGTTTCTGTTCATATCGTGTCTGTTTTTTTATATCGTTTAAAAATCATTTAAAAAGTCGCTGTAATCATCACTGAAAGTGAAATCGTCCTCTTCGTTTGTGATCTCTTCCTGCTTTGGAACTCTCGGCAGGACGATCGGTTCCTTACGCCCGGCTACTTCGTTGCGTACATCCTTATGTCGGCCCAGCGAGTCGGTGATCACGTGAGCAGTGAGGGTATTCGACAGGTCCTCGTTCTCTTCAAACAGCTCGCGGACGATCTCGCCGCTGCGGGCACGTTTCAGAACGATGTCATCCACATACTCCTTGTTGAAGTTGAACACCCGGTGCAGCTGTTCGGCATCACCCTCCTCACGATCTTTCAGCGCCATAGGCTGTTCGTACTTGCGTTCGAGGACGAACCTCACGCCGCCCTCTTTCGGTTCTTTCTGCGTACCGATATTCTCGACAGCGATCACCCGGTCCATGTCGGAGGGATCGTATTTGAGGAAGAAAGTCGTGTGCCCATAACTGCGGAACTCCTTGTCGAAACATTCATACTGGAAACGATGACCGCCCACCTGCAGATGCACGCCATCACCCCTAAGCGGGCGAGGAGCAGCTGTCTCGCCAAAAGCCAACAGGAAGTCTTCAGGGGCAAACAGCTGGCGGTCGGTTTCGGGAAGATCGATCCACCGGTTGATGTATTCCTCGCGCTTGGTGGCGCGGTCGAAATCGATCATCTTTACCAACTGCCGGCAGCATCCTTCGAAATCGGGGAAGTCACGTTTGTGAGTCTCTATCCAGTCATCGGACACTTGCAGCTTTTGGCGGCTCTTCACGCCGTGGCCGCTGCTGTTGGGCAGAAGGCGCAGCCATTGCCGGTTGAACTGGTTGAAGAAAGGTTCGATGATCTTCGACTTTGCGTTTTTTACAGCTGCCGGAGTGTACCAGTGGCCGACCGCTTCGTAGAAACACTTCAGATGGCCTCGGCCGTAATTGTCGGTCTGCACTTGCCAGGGCTTGAAATAAGATCCGAACAGCTCCTTCACATGCTCGAAGGCGTTGCGGAAAGCCTGGCGGATCAGTGCGGCCGACTCGTGGCGACCGATGGCATAACCGATGATGTATTTGTTGAAAGGATCGACAATGGCAACGACTGTGGGACGATGATGGTAGGTTGTAACGCTTCGGCCACGACTGTCAGTGGCACGTGCCTGGTAGAACAGTTCCGTATCCCATCCGTCGACACACCAGAAGTACATCGGCGCAGTGGGGGCCGTACGTGTCACCTGCATCAGCTTGTTGTTGGCAAGTGCACTCTTTCCGTAGCGTCCGGCATAACATTCGGGATGTTCCTTGCGGTAGTTGGCAACGGTTGCACCGGTGATAGGTTTCCAGTTCATACGACCGGCAACGGCATTGTAGAGCCGTGCCACCGTCTCGTTGTCGATGTTGCGTCCGTCACCGATCAGTTCGACGATCAGTGCCTCCTGGCGGCTCTCTTTGTTCTTGCGGGCGTTGTTGTTCTTCATCTTGCCGCTGATCAGACTCTCGTAACCCTCCTCGCTGTACTTCAGGGCAACCCTTTTCAGCGCAAGATGGTTCTTGGGCAGGCGACAGCCGACGACATCCTGTATCTCGTTCAGCTCACGGCTGGTCTCCGGCCAGACGCGGTTGTAGGGTTTGCCGTATTGCTTGATGAAGAGCGAACGGTTGCCCGTCAGCTCCAAGACGGCGTTCAACGCCGAAGCGTTGGCAACGTACAACTCGACATATTCCGGCTTCAGGTGGTCGTGCGGACGCCCCTCGAAAGTCCAGCCTCGGAAGAACTGCTCTGCCATCGGATCGCGTCGGATCATCTCTTTCAGCACATAGCGTTTCGGTTCGGTTTCGAAAGTTTCCCCCTTGCGGGCTTCCACCTCCTGCTTGACGCTGTCGGGCAGGGAGGCATAAAGAACCAAAGCGGGCGTACCGTAACAGGCACGGTTCAGCACCTGCAGTTTGCCCGTCTTCTTGTAATATTTGAAGTTGGACTCCGACAGGATCGGCCGTTTCAGCGGATCAACCGCCAACGGATCGCCTGCCGTCAGCTCAGCGTATGATATGCACAGTTGATTCTTGTAGAATTCCATATCGTTCCGTTTTTAGAAATTTATCATTGTTCCCGGAAGCGGATTCGAACCGCTGACCATATCGCCTGAATTACCAGTTCCGATTGTTCTGCCTGACTGAACTATCCGGGATACCACCCTCGTACCGCGGGCCGCGTACCGATGCTAAACCAAAACCAATCTTAATTGAGACCTAAACCGATTGTTTATCCTTGTCGCTGCCACCAAGCAGCCGAACCATCCATTCTTCGAAACGGTCCAACTCGCATAAGCAAGCCGCTTCGTTACCGATCAGCATGTAGCTGAAGAAGAACCAGACCGAACAGAGCAGACTTCCCGCCAGTATGCTGCCATGTTCCATCGTTCCGATTCCGGCAAACAGGAACAGCCAACTCAATGCCCATCCGTAAAGTATCACCTTCGCCTTCATAATTCTCCATTGTCAATTACCCAGTTGTGCCTTTGCCAGCATCTTGGTTTCAATCACGAGAGCGGGATCAGTCAGTTCCATCCAGCCGAAGCGTGTCTTCAGCAGCCGGTCTAACACCGCCCAGTTCTCCAAGCTGACGCAGTCGTTGTAGTTGTACCACTGCGTTTCGCCTGTCTTCGTATCCAACCCGGTGATTCCCCAGAACTCCTTACCCTGCTGCCCGATGACAACCTTACACGCGCCTTTCGCGATCACTACGCGGAACACCGGGCGTTCCTCCTCCTTCCTGCCGGTATAGACCAGCATACGGAAGTTGTCTTCATACGGCGCGTCCATCTCGAACAGTGCCTCACACAGCGCTTTGTAGTCGATTCTCTTTGTTTCCATCTTTTTCTGTCGTTTTTAGAATTATCTGTCTGTCCCGGCTGCGGTCTCGCTCCGCTATGTGCGAGTCATAAGCTCTCTTGGCCGGGTGTAAGGGTTAGCAGTCTTTATATGTCGCGATTAAGATTTCTCTTCGTCCCACTCGATGCACATCTGCTCGCAGATTGGCACAGGGTCGGGATAGGTGATACCTTGACTTCGGTTCTGCTTGGCCAGGCTGGTGATCCGTCGAACCACGTCTTTGCTGACAGATGTCCCGGCATAGACCTTGCGCACGTGCGGATAACTAACACCTATACCTTCTGCCACCTCTGCCAACTCGTTCCGGCTGATATAGGGCTTCACCCGCTGCTTCCATTCCTCGAAGAACGGGCGGTACTTCGGAAGGGGCAGGCGCTGGCGCTGTTGTTGCTCCCGCATGCACTCCGCCTCGCCCTTGATCCGATACTGCCCGGTCTGGCGGAGCTGGGGAAGAACCTCACCGGCTACCCAGTTGACGAAGGCATCCGCCTGCGGCTTATTACTCCGGAACGCCAGTTTGTAGAGGGCCGCTTCGTTGATGACTGACAACTGTTGCACACCTCCGCCGCGATCACCATAAGAAGGGGTGTTAAAACTCATCATCCCTTTCCAATCATCTGGAATATTGGATAATGTAGCACCGCTCCAAGCGATATCTAAAGCGTTTGCCACATCCTTGGCTACAAACCAAGGTTCGTTGTTCAGTTGCTGCGTGCGAATTGTTACGTTCGCCTCCTCGTTGTAGAATAAATTCAGATTTGTTTCCATTTTCAATCCTGTTTTAAATGGCTATTAAATTATTTTTACGTGTTCCTCTTTTTTGACTGCCCCTCCAAGTTTGATAGCCATCGCCCGAATCTTCTTCGATAGCTCCGAATTAGACCGACAGTTCAATGCCTCGCTGACCGCTTTACGACTACACTGGAAGATTTCTTCTAATTTTTTTCTGATTTCTGTGTCTGCTAAAATCTTTGCCATATTCAATAATTAATGATTAATGATTATCTTTACAGCGTCAGTTACATTTGTAATGACGGTGCAATATTATAGGATATTTTCTAATTAAGCAAATATTTATAGGATAAATTCTATTCACAAGGTAAAAACAATTAGGAGGAACTCTATATGGTTTTAAAGAGGCTAAAAGAATTTATTGACGCTAACAACCTGAGTATAGCGGCTTTTGAGAAAAGCATTGGTATGTCCAATGCTTCATTTGGCAAGTCCCTTAAAAATAATGGAGCAATCGGATCTGATAAATTAGAAAATATTCTAAGCGTATATCCAGACATTAACCCAGACTGGCTTCTCACCGGTCGCGGCTCTATGCTGAAAAGCGAAGGGAAGTCACCCATGGGTGAGCAGGAAGCGGTTTTACCTGCCAAAAAGAACCTGATTCCGTTTTATGACGATGTTTCCACCATCGGTGGATTGAACGACCGTGTTGCGAACACTGACCCCAACTCTCCATCCGAGTGGATCGATGCCGGTGACTGGTTCCCGGAAGCGACAGCCGCCATCCGTCACTATGGCGACAGTATGGTAGAATACTCCAGTGGTTCTATCCTTGCTCTGAGACGGGTAAATGACCAACGATTAATAATGAATGGGCGTAACTACGTAATAGAGACCTCTGAATATAGAGTAACAAAACAACTTCAAGACGACGGAGACCACTTTATGGCTTATAGCACCAATCGGGAGACTTATCCGGATGGTCGCCAAATTCATGCGCCATTTTCTATTCCTAAAGATGCGATCCGGTATATCTATCTTGTGTTGGGCTGCGTGACAAAAGAGTATAGCAATGGCGCAATACAGATCAGGAAGTAATAACCGGCGAAAGCCAATAAAATAAAAATATATGGAACTGAGAGATTTTATAAGTGAGACACTTATTCAGATTGTACAAGGAATAAACGATGCACAAAAAGCTCTGAAAGAAACTGAATGTGTAATCAATCCGAGAAATATAGAACAGGGAGATTACGCTAAAGCTATTATAAAAAACAAAGCGCACGTTGTTCAGGATGTAAGTTTTAATATAGCTCTAACAAGTACATCCAATTCTGAGGATAAAACAGGAATAGGCGTTATGTTAGGGTCGTTTGGCATAGGAGGAAACAAGACATCATCAGATGGAAACACTTCAAATACAAATATATCTTTTAGTGTTCCTGTTGTATTTCCACCCGTAGACAATGGAAATATGCAACTACCTCATATTGTCATTCCTCACGATAGGTCGTACCGTTATTGATATAATGAATAATATTATCAGCTTCAAACGCAGTTCGATTGCCATTAGGATTATGGTTACGATTTGCAAGCAGCCTTAGAACGATTTTCTTTCTAAGGCGCTTTTCTTTCCAGGCTTTTATTTTTGATAATACAGGTACATTCATCGTATGCAGACTCCTTTCTCTTCATATTCCTTTACTGTCGTTTCCAACTCCTCTATACGTTTCCGTAATCGGTTTATTTCCTTGAAAATAAGACGAACAAAACCGGTTCCGTCTTCATAGTGAGGAGTAGCACCTGACGACATGCCTATCAATTTCAAGTGTATGGCACAAAGAGCATGCCTATACATGGCCACATCCCGATGATCGTCAATAAGCGTCCGTATAATGTCTTTTCTCTTTACCATATTGTCCATGTCGTCCAGCGGCAAACGCCTTTTCCGATCTTTAAGTGTTTTATCAATAAAACCTTTCCAATAACTAAAACTTGCAGCCATAAAATACCTCCTTTTTTTGCAAATTTAGCCGTTTCCCCGGTATTATCCAACCTTGATATTAATAAAAACAAATATAACACACTATATATCAATTAAATATAATTAATCATACCATACCAACCCTCTAAAATCATGGAAATACCCCCCGTCAATCACCTGTAAACCCTATCGTTTTAACCGAAATTAACCCAATACCCCCCCCTTGAACGGCTCGAAAATCATGAAAATACTATCCCCAACACTATCCCCAACACTATCTCCAACCCCAAAAACGTCCAAAAACGAAATGTATAGGTTGGGGATAAAAAAGGCGGCATTCCAGCTAAAAAAAGCCGAAATACCGCCAAAAACGGATTGAAACGGAATTGCATGTTTAAACTATTGTATTATAGCTATTTACCACCTCTAATCAGGTGCGATTGTATGATCATTGCCCGTTTGGTCACTTTGCAGCTTCCATCCGTCATGCCGGCATGCAAAAGACTGCTTTTTGTGATCCCGATTTCCTCCTCTGTGAGGGTATCGAAGATCGCCGAAATAGACCCGAAATAGTAGTTCTTCTTCTCAAATATCAGATGTACGTGTATAACTTTCGTCATGTCTTATTTGGTATGTTTCACATTGCAAATATACCAAATAATTATTATTTGGAAGTTTTTGAACAAAATATTTTTTTCTTTCATCCACCATGCACCCTCCTTATACCCATCCTTCAGACAACAAAAAAGGAGGCCGTTTAAAGCCTCCTTCTGATGTCCACATTCAAACCCCAAAACGCCTCGCAGCACCTAAATTGTGCCCAAAATAACTTCAAAAAAAACACAATGGCAATATCACTATCCCCAACGTGAACAAATTTCCCATTTTCCTCCTACAATTTACGTTTAAATGCGAACCAAATGCGAAGCATTGTGATTTTTCGTTTTTTCTCACATCTTTCATTATTATTTGTATATCAATGTATTACATTTTTACCCTTGATTTTTCGTTTTTCTTTTTATACTTAGTATTTAACCAGATTGCTATGGCAGATCCTACCACTGCCATTATGCAGAATAATCCTATTAATGCGCCCATATCTTTTTACTTTAAATTCTTATCAATTTGATGGATTAATTTGAAAGACAAACGCTTATGGAAGTTCTGAAAAGTCTAAGGTAACGATTTGGAGATTGTGCTAATTTCAGTACTTTACAGTCTCATACTTATGAACAACTTTTATAGGACAAAGATACTATTTTTTTTGAATAAGAGAATAATTTCACAGGAAAAATAGAAATTTTATGGGGAAGTGTTCTGATAGCATGTCGTTGTAGATTGTAGGGAGGGGATGTAAAACGGCAGGCACATAGAATTTCCGATATTCAGAAAGCCGTATTCCCAAAATAGAGATTATTTTTGAAAGAATCACATAATCCGCTAAGAATAAAAGTTTATGCGGATCATCAAAAAACGAGGTAACGAGTTGGCAACCGTTCTGGTTTCTACATACTTGCATCAATTGCGTTGATGTGCAACTCACTTTATGTAAAGGTACGATTTTTTACGGAACATGCAAAACACCTTTGATTTTTCTTTTTTAGCAACCGTCAAAAACAATCTTTCGGTTTCATATCCCGGTCACAAAGGCGGTACAGTCTCTTTATGAAAAGTAAACAAAGGTCAGGCAGGATTGAAACAGACTGTTACGAGAACAGTCAGAAAAGGATTGCATACAGGAATTACAGTCTGATACCGGGCAGGGGACGACTTTGTGCCAAAGTCCAAAAAGAGGTTCTTTTTCCAGACGGCAAACTCCCTCACCTCTAAAAAACAGTCTGTGGCTGGCGCACGCAAACGTCCAGCCTTTATGCGGACAGTCTTAATGCCCGCAGCCTGTACAAGTGCGTAAAAAACAGGTAAATGGAATCTTCATCCGCTTCCCCGCGCCTTGCCGACACTCCTATATTCCCGTTCCAACACCTGCTCGATCTCGCTCCTCTTGTACAAGACCTTGCCACCAAGTACATAGTAAGGCAGCGTGCCGTTGCTCCGATACTCGCCCAATGTCCTGCGGCTGACTTTCAGCATACACGCCACCTCACTGTCGCACAGGTACACGTCTTCTTTTGGCGGAACCGCGCCATCTCCGAAAATGCCGTCAATCATCGCCGACAGCCGGTCGATACGCTCGTGGATGGACTGCATCCACGCATCGTCTTTCGTTTTCAATTCATTAAACATTATATAGATTAATTTGTTATATGACTCATTTTGTGACTGATTCTGAAGTTGTGTAATCCACAAGCAATAAGAATCACCATATCTTCGAAACCGAATTTATGGCATCTGAATCGTTCTTTGACAATACGGCATTTTTTCATACCACCTATGGCATGCTCCACTTTAATCCTAACTCCGGAAATCCGCTTGTTCTCTTGTTTTTCAACACAAGTAAGCTCTTTCCCTTTAGGTTTCTTTTTGGGCATGCATATTTCAACTCCATCCGGTTTGTGTCCGATGAAACCTGTATCCTGCCAGAGCCTAATACCTTTGGGAAGTAGAAGAGGTTCTTCATCACAAATCTTTTTGTCATGGACATGACCTTTGTATGTGGAGCTCAACCATACAATCCGAAGATTGTTAGTACATAACAGGTTATTCTTTATGCTATGAGTTTTTTTTACCACTATAGCATGCAGACTGCCAGTCTTCATCCAAAGGACGCTGAATAGGTCGCTCGGTTCCGTCCAACAAGACTTCTTCGCACCCTTGAAGAATGTGTATCAGACGTTTGGAGTTACGGTCAGGCAATTCACCAAGCGTTTTCAATGTACGCCGGAGAATCTCAGAAAGAAGGTGAATCCATCTATTGGCCTGGGGCTGGGTCATCTCAAACTGAATAGCATGGAGTTCCTGAAGGGGATTGGTCTTCAGATATACCAATATGAAGAACATTTTGTCCTGAATCAGAGACAACACTGTTGTAAGATATACGTTGGCGCACTTTACCTTCCAAGGTAAAATGGCTGTAATATTCATCCCAATGGTACTTGAAAGTTATTAGCAAAGCGTCAAACTCTGCAGGAGTTAATCCTGTCGCAGCAAGCACTTGGCTATGACGGTGGCGAATCTTGTCGTAATACATCAATTGAACTTTTTAGATCACAAAGATAAATCAAAGAACGCTTTAATCAATTATTCGATATAAACTCTATTATACATACTGCTCATTTGTCTTTTGTTGATACTTCAGTTCAATTCCTTCAAATGGTGTGCCCCCTGTAGCGTGCATCCTTGCGTCTGTCCTCCACTTTCGTGACGATACGCTCCACGTCTTCCGGCAGGTAATAGGTACGGTTGCCTATCTTGGTATAGGCGAGCGTGCCGTTATCCCGCAAGGTCTGCAAGGTGCGCTTGCTGATTTTCAGCTTCAGGCAGACATCCTGGTGGTCGAGCCAGCCAGCCGTCCTCTTCACGCCTTTCAAATCCAGATGGGGATTCCCTCCACCCTATGTATGAACCGTTCGATTTTCATGGCAAATTCCTCGAACGCCTTCCTTTCAAAACATACGGTTTCCATAACAATCCGATTTTATGTTGATACTTCAAATTCATACCATCCGGAGAAACGGTCACTCGTGGTGCCGGTATAACAGCGCATGGAAGAATTTAATCTGAAAACTGACCGTGCAGATGTTATTGTTCC